GACCACCCCGTGATGGTATTAGTTATACCACAATCATTAAGCATGGCCTTGACAAAGAAAGCACACCACGCATAGCCGGGTTGCCAACCTTCCTGCTTCATCAGAATGAGCAGTGCCTTGTCATTGAATCCAGCATTATTGCCACCTTGTTCTTTTACTCCTACAAATGATGCAGCTGTTGCTCTTACACAATAGCCGTCATCAGCAAGTAAAGAATAAAGAGGTATGCAGCAAAGTAGAATGCATATAAGAGCAGGTATAAGACAACCTTTTGCCATGTAGTGAGGTAGGTTTTTATTTCATACTTGACTTCCTTGTTGTATATCTCCCGTTGTAATGCCCGAAAATTGAATCTAATACCCAAAAAAACCACGAAGTTTGCAAAGACCATGACCATTGCAGCAAGTACAATATACTGCACGTATTCAGTGCTAATGAGCGCATCACCAAAATAGGCAACGGATAGTGTACCGGATACCGCAAATAGCAAGAAGGCAAGTGGTATAGACCAAAAGCCATCAAACAATTCTAATTTGTAGCGCAATCCTTTTAAGGTTACGCTTGGCACCTTATGGCTTAGTCGTTTTTGCTGCTTCTTTGTTGACATTGCTGCGTAGTTTTAGTGTCAATTCACGCTCATACTTTCTCAACCTTTCGGTGTATTCTTGTTTCAGCGTTTTCTTTTCACTCATGGTATGCGGTTAATGATGTTACGTGAGTAGGTAGGGCGATAACTGATAGATGTGTTGCCGCTGCTGAACTGGTAGTTAAGGGTATTAGTCACATCAGTTCGTGGTGATCTATCAGGCCATGTCGATGTTGAATATTCAGGGAACAAACTATTGTTTGCGCATAGGTAATCTACCAATAGCGTAGTGTAGTGTTCAGCATTCTGCCTTGCACGGTCAATCATATCCTTCATAACTGCATCGGATATAGGCGTGGTATCTTCCGATTGGCGTTGCACTATAGTGCCATTGTCTAACCGGTAGCAAAGGTTAGGAGTAAGGTCAACCATCACCCACCACAGTAAACACTTTTGAATGTAATCGACAAGCAATACTTGATAGTTGCCCGATATGGTATTATTGGCTACATCAGTCTTAATCTTGTCAAGCAGATTAGTTCCCAAAAAGGGAAGCAACCACTTATCCTGTGCAAGGTAGATGGATGGATATATAAGATTAGGGTCAACACTTCCGTTTACCGTAGTGTACTTCTTGACGTAGTTTTCTGAGATTAGTAATACTTCAGCCATAGTGATATTTATTTATCTCCGTAAATAGGATTGGTTGGAAGAAAGCCGTTGTTATCTTGGTCAACAGGCAATTTTGCTACACGCCTATCATTACGCACCACATAACCCATACGTTCAGCCATTGCCACTGCTATACGTTTAGCATCAGGGTCATTCGGGTTAATCTTAGCACCTTTCGCATCCACATATACACGCTTTTCCCAAAAGTGTTGGCAGTTACCACCGCCTTTGTAATACCATATATTGTAAGTATCCGCTCCTTCCGGTCCCCATCCTGGATTTACCGCCACATTTTCCATTGCAATAATGTCTTCTTTGCGGTATAGCTTACCTGCTTCAAGCATCTTCTTGCAAAATGGGCGCATATTATCATGCCTAAAGTCACCTGCGTAAACGTAACGAGTGATAAAATACTTATCATTGATAATGGCATCCTGCTCACTTTTAGCAGCTGGTCTTGCAGCTCCTGTACGCACTGCGAATTCATGCTGTATTTCTTCATCCGCATTGTAGGCATCAATCAATATCCAATCCTCACTTCCATTTTCACCAAGTGCAATTAATGCACTTGCCACTTCGCTATCATCTACTTTTTTTTTTAACTCAACTGCTGATTGAATTACTTCCGTAGGTTGTAAAGTACCTGGTTGTACATCTACAAATATTGCATCCACTATTGCAGGTGGTAATGTTGGGAAGGCTGCACCAACGATAGCCTTTGCACTGCTAACAGGTACAGCACCCGCAGCACTTTGCATAACGATGTCCACAAGTGAACTAATCTGCGCACCATTTAAGGCTGTTGCTGCTACATCTGCTGTACTTGTGGTAGCGGTATCCACTGCAACTGCTTCCTGCTGTGCAGTAAGCGGTGTATTTGGTACAATCTCAAAGCTTACACCAGGCATTTGATTGCTCAATAGTTCGGTAATACTTTGGTTTATTTTTTCTTGGTATGGATAAATAACCTGCTTGTTGAATATCTCAAGACCAACGGCCATTTCATCCTTGTTGCTACCAAATCCTGAAGCTTCACGGATACCGAATAGCAGTGGTGTGGTCACACGATGCGCAGTTATAATCTTCTGCTGTGCCGTATCATTCATTAGTTGATACTGCTTGTCTGCATCGTTAACCGGGAAGGGTGTGATTTCAGTTTTAGGTTGATCACGCTCGTTGAAAAACATAACCACCTTACCTGCATTCCTTGCACCGCTCATTTTGTTTTCCCAATCCATCATCATTTGCTGCTTCTGCTCAGGCGTTGCTTGCCCGTTATAGAAGTTAATGATGGTAGATGGGAAAAGACCGTTGCTTATTTGGTTTATATGGAAGATAGATATCTGCTTATCTAATTCGATATAGTTGATTGCGCTCCAATAATCGGGACGTGGATATACATCGCTACCTGTATAGGTAAAACACCAATAGACTTGACGTGGCTCTTCTGTACGTGTTAGGTAGTTGTATTTAGGAATGAATTCAGGTGTGTTCTTCTTCTTTCTGATATTGCTCCAATCATAGCTGTGGAATATACCAATCTCTTCTTCATCATCCTGATTCACGGCTATACGGCACTCTTCAAAAGGTAGTGCATTTAGCTTTGATATAACCGTTCTATCATTGCTCCAAATCACTTCAATGAAGAATCCACCAAATAACTTCAAGTCGTGTGCAGATGCATAAGTCAAAGTATCAATATCCAGTGCATCAAGTTCAGCCTGGTACTGCTCCGATTGAATACCCTTGCCTGCTATCATATCACCAATAGCCACCACCAATGAACCATGCACGGGTGATTCATGAGAGAGGTCACGCAGGTATTGTGGAAAGTCATTCTGCGCACCATAGTTAACCCATCCTTTGCGGTCAACTTTTTCAGCATCACTTTTAGCTACGTATTCCGATAGCTTCAGTGATACAATATTTGATTCATTAAGGCTCATATATGATGTCGTTTGGTATGCTATCCGTTGGTACATCAAACCATGTAGTGTTAGCAGTTAAGACAGCATAACCACGCTGGCATAAACCAACAACAGCAGGATTTGTCGGGTCAGTATTAGTAGAAGAATTTTGTCCGTACACCTCATAGCGGTATCTGCCTGCTAATGTAAGGCCAACTGTGGTCATTGTAAACTGCGTTACACGCACAGTTTCACTCATGACATTAACAACTTGTGCAAGGTCATTACCCGTTGTGCTGTTTTCTTCGTGTGTCAACACGATTAAATAGTCCGTAAATGCTGTTGCATAGTACTGTCTTGCCTCATCAAGTGACAAGAACACTATTTGATTTGGTGTGTCAGTAAAGAGGTAGATCATTTGCTTAATATTAAAAAGGGCAAGTTATGACACCTGCCCCTTTTCACACAATACAACAGACACAAAACGGAAAACAAAGCTTAGTAAGCAGGGCTTACAGTGATACCACCGAAGTTATCGAAAGGCACCGCTGTGAATGGCTCAAGGTGAACAGCAGGTTGCAGTTCTTCTGCAATCGCAGTCACTTGGTAACCCATCAAATCTGCCTTCTGCGCACCTGATTGAACAGTACCAGCAGTAAGCTGCGCACCTTCACCGGCACCAACAAGCAATATTTGGTCATCATTAGTACGTACAAATGCAATGAATTTAGCCTTTGCTACATTCAAGAATTCATTACGCATATCCTGATTCAACTTACCGAATGTCCACTGAATTTCTTGAGAGAAAAACAGAGTTCCCGTTTCCAAATTCTTTTGTACTGTCTCAACGTAAGAACCTGAATTGCGGAATGGAACATAACGGTAGATAGTGGCAGTAGGCAATCCGTCAACTTCACCATTGGTACCACCGTAAGTGATACCTGATGTGAAGTCGTCGTAGTTAGCAATCAAAATTTCCTTTACACCACCAATACCTTCAAGGCATCCGAGGGTAAAACCTTTTGTTAAATCACAAGCCATATCTAAAGAGATTTTTAAAAGGGGGCTGTTACACCCCCTTGATTAGTTAAGATTATTTCCAATAGGTGATGTCTTCACCAACAGCAATCTGAGCACCGAGGTAGAAGCGAGCACCGTAGCGCACGTTCTGTGAACCATCCAAGTTCTGCATATCCAAGATGAACACTTCGTTCATTTGGTTTTCCTGCCATGTTCCAAGCATCAGGTTAGACTTCTGCGCGAAGATGATGGTGTTAGCAGACATACCAGGACATACTGCGATTTCGTACATTCCTACAAAACGCTTAGCTACTTCTGGTCCACCTGTCAAGTACCAACCATTACCATCAGCAATCTGTGCTTGCAT